CTCGCCGTAGGCACGTTTTTTTATCAATATTTTCTTTTGTATAACGTACCACTTCTTTTTGCATAATCTCTTTAGGATACATGCGGCCATTTCTATTAGTAATATTAGACTGTAAAAAAGGGCCTTCAATAAAGTAGCTCTTCTTTCCTGTCTCTTCGTTTAACTCGGTTAAAAAATTAACCTGTTCTGTTGTCTCTGTAATAAGTTTCATTATCCTAAGTCTCCGTCAGCGCCTTGGTGTTGTTGTGAACCAAAACCACCTACCTTGGCTAACTCTAGCCAAATAACAGCATCACCATTAGAAATATCAATGTCAATGTCTGATGTGTTTTCGGTATTCTCTACAAAACCATACCAGTCTGTAAAGCCAGTACCATGAACGTGCATAATGTCTACACCGTTACGAGCAACTGTTACTGCTGCGTTTTTGTCGCAGTTCCAATGGATTCTAGTAATGTTTACTGTTGGTGAAGATGCGGTTTCTGTTGACTTTTTTAAATCAACATCTAAATCGATAGTGCCACTGTCCCCGCCAGTTCCGCTGACGCGCACGACGGCCTGGACTTGTGTCAACTTTAAATTAGAACTAGCGAATGCCATCTATTTTCTCCGTTTAATTAGTTTACTTCTTTTTCTTGTGGTTGCCGTGGCTACCTTCTTCCAATACTTCTACGTCTGGATCGTTAACCTCGACAGTTTCAATGCCATGTTCAAACATGACTTTGTACCATGCAACATTACCATTTTCATCAGGTTCAGCATGTTCACCAATTACCGGTGTACCTTCTTGCCATTCTTTATGAAAGATTTTAGAAGCACACATGTGCTGATCTCCGGGTAAAGAACCTTTCTCTACGCCATCAACTGGTGCTTCGACGATGTCTTCAACTTCAACGCCTTCTCTAAATTGCTTAAATGTCTTCATCGGTTTCTCCTGTTTCGACTGATTCAGGCTCCGCTGCAGGATCAACCTCTAAAACGTGTTCTTCTCCGTCTGCCAATCCCATTGCCTGTAAATCTGGGTTTTTAAAAACAGAACTAGCTAACTCCGCTTTGTAATCGTTTACCGCTACATTAACTCTGTCCTGCATAATTGCATTAAATCTGTCTTGAACCTCACTAGCTTTACCACTAGCAATGCTGTCCATCATATCTTTAATCGCCTGTTGTTGGTCCATTTTCTTCTCCTTGTTGAGCCTCTTGCATTGGAGCTTCTATTTGAATCTCCATATTAATTTGCTCCAGCTCTTCATCTGTTAATCTTAAAATTTGTTTCTGCACATAGTTTTTACTAAACAAAGTACCAATATAACCTGCTACACCGTTTAATACTTCTACTCTACTTCTAAGAATCTCTTGTTCTTTAGACTCTGTGTAGTAAGCATCTGAAGCAAACTCGTAAATAATATCGTCACGAATCTTTCTCCAGTCTTCCTCAGTAATAACATTCTTTAGTAAAAGCTGTGTCTTTAGTAAGTCATCAAAAACATAACTAAACTTTCTTCTTAACTTAGCTACAAACTTTGTAAATTTAAGTTCGTCTCTATTAATCTCTGCGGCTCTACCAAAGTTAAGGCCCGCTTGTTGTTCTAATCTACTTACAGGTACATTTAAAGACTGATATAATTTCTTTTGAAAATATTCTACGTCCTCAATCTGCCCTAAGTTCTGTCCTGCTGGCAGTGTATCAATTGCAGTACCTGTACCGCCTGATCTACGTGGAAGCCAAAAGTCCTCCAACATAGACATAAATTTCTTATCATCACGGATCTCTCCTGTACTTGCATCGTAAACTAATTTGTTACGATACCGATCCATGATATCTTTTAAATACTGTTCCGCTTTGTTGGTTGGTAAATCGCCAACGTCAACATAAAAAATTCTTCTTTCTGGAGCTCTTGTAATACGATAAATTACTACCGCATTCTCCATCATTCTAAGTTGGTTGGCTGGACGGATCGCTTTGTGTAAATATGAAAGCGCATAACCTTTATCTTGGTCCACCAACCCACTTGGTGCATACGTTATAGCATCTTTCGTTATCTTCAAAGCCTGATCGTTCTGAGGAGGCTTAATTTGTCCGGGCTTATTACTAATTCCTTTGTCGTTGTAGATAAAATATTCTTCTACTGACTTTACGAAGTTAACACCTTGTTGGTTCTTTTCCTTTTTAACTTCCCGAACTTTTGTAATCTTTCTAGGGTCAATGTAACGTATGTCTTTAATACCGTCCCTAGGCTTTTCGGTATCAATAACCTTATGGAAGTACATTCTTCCATCAATATACCATCTTCTAAAGTAATCTTGAGCTCTATTTTTAAAATCTAGAAGCTCGGTTACTGTTTCAAACTCGTCAAAGATTTGTTTTTTAACACTTTGACTAAGTTCTACATTATCTAAATTCAGTTGTACTGGGTCTTCATCATCCAAGTTACTTACTGCATCATTAACAATGTCTTCAATGGCTGTATCAACATCTGCCATCATAGCAATGTCACGATACCTTTTAATGATCTCTGCCTCACTATTCGCGACGCCTTCGAGATCAAGATAAGTTCCGTAGTAGCCTCCTGCTCGGATGCTTTCTACGGAACCCTCATCGGAAGGAGCCACAAAGGATTTCTCACTTTGTGGCTTCTCCACTCGGCTGATATTAAACCCAAAAATCTGCATAATTTAACCTAATTGTTATCCCAAAAACTTAAGCTACTTCGTAGTGCTGGTATTGGAATGTCACCGTAAATTCTTCAATAATGTCGTTCTGTGCGTACTGTAAAGCAATTTCTGACATTTGGATTGGAAAAGCATTTCTGATCGTATATGTACCGCCAGGTAACGTATCGTTGTTTCTATCTAAATGCTTAACAACCAAATCTGTTTGATACTCTGAAGGAGTAAGAACACCTTCGTTATCAATCTTGCCATTCATTCCTTCCATCCATGCTTCAAAAGCTTGTCTGAGAGTTTGACTTGTGTCATTGACAATAGTAATTGTCCATGGATCAAAAATTCTCTCACCAGCTAATTTAACTTCCCTACCTCTGTATTGAAGGATAGCTGGGTTTACTGTTGAAGCTGGTAGTGCGGCTCCAGTAACCATAATTGAATAGGACGGATCGACACCGCTGACATAACCAGGAAATGATAGTAACACTTCAAACTGATTAGGTCTAGCACCACCTGCGCCAAGTCGGGCCTTAAAATCTTCGATATTCATTTATATCTCCTAATGTTTACTTTATTAATTATTTATAACCCTTAAGCGCCAACTTCTTCAAAATTCACGCCAGTTCTTGTGGCAATGAAGTTAAGCTGAATAAAGTTAATTGACTTAGCTGGCTTCAAGAAGATATCAGCGACAAATTCTTGTCTGTCGATAACTTCAGGTGTGTTGTTATTTTCATTACACACTACTTTAAAGTCGTATAAACCTTTTCTAGCTTGTACATCTCTCAAGAATGGTTCTACTAGAGCGGTAAATTGTGCTCTTGTAAACGCATCGTTGAATTCGAATAGCTGGAATTTAGCTGCTGTGGCAATTGCTTTTTCAAGGACAATGAAAAGTCTTCTAACGTTAATTCTGTCAAACGCTGAAGGCTTGTCAAGCATAGTTTTGTCACCAAAAAGGACAATACCTGAGCCTTGGAAACCTGCGATTGGGTTAACCCCTGCCTTGTAAAGCGTGTCTCTATCAGTCTTTCTAGGTGAGTACGCCATTTTAACAGCATTCTTAATATGTCCTCTGTTAAAACCAGCAGGCGACCACCATGGATCGTTGGTTAAATCTGTTTGAACACAAAGTCCTGCAACGTCACCGTTACAAGGAATCCATCTGTATACGTCGTTATATCTATCGTACATATACTTCCAACCACTGTCCATTACGGAGTAAGATGTGGTAGAGTATAGGTTTCTTGTTGTTACAATATCTGCTGCCTCTTGGCCTGCGTTGTTGACAACGTTTGCCTTAGTAGGTGACAAGAATACCATACAATCTTTTCTTACAGTTGCAACGTTATCCTGTACCCACTTACCTACGTTAACACTATGTGCAGCAGTAAGTAATAAAGAAACGTCAACTTCTTCGTCGTTACCAAATACTTCGTAACCGTTTTGAAGATCGCCGTCTGAAGGGCTGTCGTCTACGCCGCCCTGTAAGGATACAGTAGCTTTAGTTGGATCTGTTACAGCACTGTTAAGTGTAAATGTAACACCAGAAGCTTGTGAGCCCCAGTTTACATGTCCACCAATGTGGTCTGTCCACCAAATATATTGTGATTGGAAGTTAATTACGTTCTTGTAGTAATTGCTTTCCCCTGTAGATGTAACACCATCAGATGCCTTAGAAACGCCGGCAAATCTTTCTAAAACTGTACCCTGGGTACCAGTGAAAAGACCGTCTTCGTCAATGACAATGATGTGCATTTCGTCTTGTGATCCGCCAGCATTAGCTACTGAAGCTGTTGTGCTTGGTGCAGCATCAAATTCTTGTGCGTATGCCCAAGAGCTAAAGTCTGATGAGTCTGCCATTGATACTTTTAAGGAATTTCCTAAAGTACCTGCATACTTAGCGGCCCATGTTCCATTGGCGCCTGCTCCGGCGTCATGGTTGTTTAAATAGTCAACTTCGTTTGAAATAAGAACGCCTGCGTCAGTACCGGCATTTAAAGCGCTTGATCCTACTACACGGATAACCTGTAAGTTATTACCGTAAGCAAGGAAAGAAGCTGCTGTAAACCAGTCTTCGGCTACGTCGTTATCAGGCAAACCAAAAGTTCTTCTTAAGTTATTTTCTGAATCAATAACGCGAATCTCGTCTGAAGGACCCCACTTAAAGTCACCTACAAAACCAGCATTTGTGGTTGCTACTGCAGGTACGACTAAAGTCAAATCCCTTTCTGTTACGAGAACGCCTGGTGATAGCTGAAAAGCCATGTTTTTCTCCTCGATTTAATTAAAATGATACAAGTTGTTTATCATTTAATTATTTATAAAAATTAAAATTTAAGTCCTAGTTCTTTAACTTTCTTCTGAAAGTCATCGTCTAATATCCAATAATCACCATCGATAACCTCTCCCTCTGGTTCGTCCGTTCCCTTTCGAACATAAAAAGGAGTTAAATTTTCTTTTATATGTGCCATTTGTTTGTTATACAAACCGTCTCTGGTATTGATGTCTGTTAACTCTTTAAAAAAAGTATTAGTTGACAACCATCCAAACAACACCATACACATAACTAAATCATCGTGATATCCTTCGTCTGCTTGATAAGTATTACCTTTTTCTACAAACGTAGATATCTCATGTATAGTTTCTGCGTCAAAACAGAGTAACTTCTGTTCCTCCATTAAACTTTTAAAACTAAAACACCCCTGTCTTTTAACTTGCTTAGAAGTACTTACACCACGTCTAGTAACTTTACCAAACCCTGGTGATACATACTGTCTATTTTTTTCAGTGACAGTACTAAAAATATTGTCGTATTCTATCTCCTCATGTAAAATGTCAACGACTTGTTGCCCAATGTCATTAGTCTCAATCAAGACATAGGCATTATTATAATCCTCACCTAACTTTGCTACAACGTTAGGATATAACATTGGCGCAATTTTATTATCTCTATATGTTGCTACTACTTTATATGGCATTTCAGTAATGTCAAAAACAACGCATGCTGAATAGTCACCACCAATACCTCTTGCAGTATCTACCGTAATTACATAGTATTTATTGTTTTCAGGTTTTTCGTATACTCTTAAGGAATCGTTTTCAAATACCGGCTCTTTAGAACTTAATGCTCCAATAGTTCTAGCGTTAATAAGAGTATTAGATGATCCTAAAA